CTAGGCTTACATTACTATTTAAACGTAGCAAAACAAATGGGCTTTAAGCTTGACCAATCGGGAACATATAAATGGCCAGTAACTGTTGAGGTTCCTGTTGATGATGGAAGACACGACAAACAAAAGTTTGATGGTGAATTTAAAAGAATCACGCAGTCCCGTATTCGTGAAATGGGGCAGCTAATCGAAACAGGAGATTTAACCGATGTTGATCTAGTGAAAGAAGTTTTAGTTGGTTGGGATGGAATAGAAGACGATCAAGGAAACGAACTTAAGTTTTCACAATCGAAATTAAAACAATTACTTGACGTGCCAATGGTTGCGACTGCTATCGCAACATCTTTCTTTGATTCAATAGCCGGAGCAAAAAGAAAAAACTAATAGACGCCGCTGAGTACTACTGTCGCGGTGGCGTAATTGATGAAACCCAGAAAGATGCGGAAGTGTTGGGTATTGCAAACGTAATTCCTGAACTTGAACCGGAAGAAGATTTTTTAGTGTTTGAGGAAAATTGGGCGGCGATTGATTTATTTTTAAAAGTTCAAACGCAATGGAGAATCGGCGGCCTTGGTAATCTTTGTGGACTTTGCTATTCAGACGTAATAGAAACAGCTAAACTATATGCAATAGAAGATTTGCCTTCCGTGTTTGAAGATCTTCAAGTTTTAGAAGTAACGGTTATGAGCCTTTTGAATAAAGAGGGTAAAAAATAATGGCGGCAAAATATTCAATGCTCTTGTCTGTAAAGACTTTAGGAGCGCAGGGAATAAAAAGGTTAGGCAACTCAATGCAAGGGTTAGCCGGTAAGGTTAAAAACGCCAAGTTGACCTTCGATGGTTTAGCAAAAGCCTATGCATCTTTAAGAGTCGTTCAAGATACGTTAAATAAATCAGTTCAAAGAGAAGAATCAATCAGACGTTTGAATTTATTAGCTCAAGGTTTTGATAATTTGGCGGCTGTTCAAACTGCGGCGGGTAATGCAGCAACTAAATTTGGAGTAAGTCAGACGCAAGCTAATAAAGAATTTGCACAGATATACGCAAGACTTAGACCGATAGGACTTGAGCTTGAAGATATAGTTACTGTTTACGAGGGTTTTAATACAGCGGCAAAATTAAGCGGGACGAGTGCTTCTGAAGCTTCCGGCGCTTTCTTACAGTTATCTCAGGCTTTAGGTACTGGCGTTTTAAGAGGGCAAGAATTAAACAGTGTATTTGAACAAACCCCTGCCGTTGTTCAGGCAATAGCAAAAGAAATGGGGGTAACAGTTGGAGAAATTAGAGATTTAGCAAAAGAAGGAAAAGTAACCATTGATTATATTCTTCCAGCATTAGAACGACTGCGAACTGAAGGCGCCGAGAAACTAACGGAAGCAATGAAGGGGCCAGCTCAACAATTTAGAAACTTAAATATTGCAGTTGAGGAATTACAAATTGCAGCGATAGAAGATAATTTAGAGAAAATAGTTACGGTCGTAAATACTTTAACTGAAGCAACTGAAAGCTTGAATAATATTATTAATGCACCGGGTTTTAAACAAACTCTTGCTCTTTTATATAAATTTAGTTCTGGTCCATTAAACAAATTAAATGCTGTTGGTGATGTACTTGAACCCAAAAAACCTCCTTCATTATCCGACAAGTTAAATATTGAAAACCCTGAGCAGACTGGAGGAATTATTGGAAGATATAGAGACAGGGTTGAGAACTTGAATGGTTCAGTTGAAAATTTAAGTGGATCAGTTGAAAAATTAAATAATCAATGGAAACAAGGGGCACAGGATGGATTAACTAAATACCGCGAAGGAATGAAAGATATATCGACAAGAGTTTCAGATATGGTCGTTAATTCGTTTAAAAAGATGGAGGACGCCTTGGTTGAGTTTGTTTCTGGCGGCAAACTTTCATTTAGAGATTTAGCAAATAGCATTATTAAAGATATGATTCGTATTCAAATACAACAATCAATAACAGGCCCGTTAAGTAGCTTTATCGGTGGTTTATTTAAAGGGCCAACACTATCAACAAACACACCTGCTATTGCAGGCGCCAAGGCGATGGGCGGCCCTGTTCGTGGTGGGAGTTCTTATTTAGTAGGAGAAAGAGGCCCGGAAATATTTACACCAAAAACAAGCGGCAACATAACCCCGAATCATCAATTAGGCGGGAATACTTCTGTTGTTGTTAATGTCGATGCCTCCGGTACTGATGTGCAAGGTAATGACCAACAAGCAAATCAACTAGGCCGTTTAATCTCAATTGCTGTTCAGTCTGAGCTAATCAAGCAAAGACGCCCCGGAGGATTACTTACTGCATAATGGCAACTTTTTCTTATACCCCTGATTTTTCAGCTGCACAAGCAAGCCGACCCCGAACAAGGGTTTCACAATTAGGCGACGGCTACAGACAAGCCGTTTCGTTTGGATTACATACCGACTTAAAAAATTGGAAACTTAAATTTGCTAATCGTACAGATTCAGATGTTGCAGCAATTAATTCTTTCTTAGAAGATAAAAAAGGTGTTACTTCTTTTGATTGGACACCACCTACTACGGGAGCGAATCAAAGTAAGTTTATTTGCGAAGAATGGAACATTACTATGGATGCGTATAACCTAAACACATTAAGCGCAACATTTAAAGAGGTGGCGGAACCATGAGCATCGTTACGAGAGCCGGGAAAGGTTCAGCCCTAACGCATACAGAAATGGATGCAAACTTAGGGTATTTAGTGCCAGCTGGTTTCGTGATGGCTTTTGCTCATGCGACGATTCCGAGTGGTTGGCTTGAATGTAATGGCGCAGCAATTAGCCGCACAACTTACGCTGATTTGTTTAGCACTATCGGGACGTATTACGGCACAGGTGACGGATCAAGCACGTTTAATATTCCTGATTTAAGAGGTCAATTTATAAGGGGTTGGGATCATGGCGCTGGTACAGACCCAGATGCTGCATCAAGAACAAATAGGGGAGACAGTACAGTTGGAGACAATGTAGGTACAAAACAAACTGACCAAAATAAAGCGCATACACATACATATGTTGATCAATACAATTCACAAGACGGATATAGACCTTGGAAAGGCGGGGATAATGATTGCGGAGAAAGAGATAAAGAAACAGAAAGCACAGGTGGAACAGAAACAAGACCTAAAAACATACAAATGCCTTGGTGTATTAAGACTTAATAATGTCCTCTTATATTCTTACGGGGTATTTCACCCCAGATACTTATGTAGGCACAACAACGGGAACGCCTGCGGTAGAAGAGCCAACGGAATATGAAGGAACAGTAACGGCGGGTACAACAACAACGGTCACGACAAGTAATACAAACGTTAATGATGTTGAAATAGTTGGGACAACTGAAGTCGTAATCGTAAGGGCAGATGGAACGGCGGAAACTGCAACAGTAACAGCAATATCTAATTCAACAATTTCAATCGGCGGTACTTTTACTCTCACGCCTACAACGAATGATTCTGTTGTTTTAAAGGTTTATACATCTGCGGCAATAATTAGCTCTTTACAAACCGCAGCGCCTAGCGCAGTTATTGAAGTATTTGAAATTCATTTAATACAAGCAATCCACGGACAAGACAATATTTGGCGTTTTCATTCTGGAAGTAGTCTTAATGCCAACGGTAAAATTTATTGGAGGTCTAACGCTTATACAAGATTTCCAATACAGGCCGATGGCTTTAGCTATGAATCAAAGCAAATGCCAAGACCAACTTTGCAGGTGTCAAATATCTTCGGAACGATAACAAGCTTAATGCAAACGGTGAACGGTACAACGGTTAACAACGATTTATGTGGCGCTAAATTTTACAGAATTAGAACCCTTGCAAAATACCTTGATGCAAATAACTTTTTAGGTGGTGTTAATCCTTATGGAACACCTGACCCTAATGCAGAATTTCCAAGAGAGATTTTTACTATAACTAGGAAGATTTCAGAAAATAGAGATATGGTTACGTTTGAATTAGCTTCTGCTCTTGATTTAGCTAATTGCAAGATACCTAAAAGAGTTTGTACGCGGGTTTTATTCCCTGCTCTTGGTACGTTGAAATGAGTTGGAAAGAAGCAGCGTTTAAACACGCACAACAAGAATTACCAAAAGAGTCTTGCGGATTGGTGGCGATTATTAAAGGAAAAGAAACTTATTGGCCTTGTGAAAATTTGGCAGAAAAGCCGGGTGATTATTTTGTTTTAAATCCTGATGATTGGGCTGATTGTGAAGACACTGGGGAAATTATAAGTCTAATTCATTCACACCCGATAGGCGGAGTAAAAGCAAGTGAAAACGATCTAGTCAGTTGTGAACATTTGGGGTTGCCTTGGCATATTATCGACCCGAACACAAAGGCAATCAATAGTTTTAAACCAAAGGGATATAAACCAAATAAATTAATTGGTCGTCGTTGGATTTGGGGTGTTCAAGATTGTTGGACGTTGATTGATGACTGGTTTCAAATAGAAAAGGGAATTGAATTAAAGAAGTGGAAACGACCTAAGACGATAAAAGCATTTATGGAAAAACCTATGTTTGAAAAGGGATTACTTGAAACAGGATTTAGGGAATTAAAAGAAGAGGAAGAATTGCAATATGGCGACGTCTTACTCGCAAATGACAATCTTGATCACGTTGCTTTATATATTGGGAATCAGGAAATACTGCATCACTGCATAAGAAAGCTATCTTGTAGAGAGTTATACGACGAAGATCTAATAAAATTAACTAAGAAGAGGTACCGACATGTTAAAGCGAATTAAAGTTTATGGACGACTTGCAAGGTTTTTAGGGTTTCGTACTTTTTTAGCTGATGTTAATAGTGCAGGCGAGGCAATGCGTTTTTTGCTTGCTAATTGGCCAGAATTAGAAAAACATATTAGCGGACAAGTTTATAAAGTAAAAGTTGGTGAATATGACATTGGAGAAGATGAGTTAAACCATCCTAGTGGTTGCCAAGACATCAAAATTATTCCAGTAGCAACAGGATCAAGAGATTTCTTTGAATCTACGTTTGGAACTTTTGTTATGGCGGCGGCGTTCATTGCAGCGCCTTATTTAGCACCGGGTTTAATTGGTGCGGGTGCAACTGGTATAGGTGCCGCAATTGGAACAGCATCAACAAGTATTGGTATTTCTTTTGCTTTAAGTGGTGCGTCACAATTATTATTTCCGCCGCCTGCTCTACCCAATATTGCAAGCATTAATAACCCATCTAATCAGAACTTTGCTTTTAGTGGAATACAACAAGTATCACGGGTTGGGACTGCATTACCTTTAGCGTTTGGTCAAGTGTTTTGCGGTTCGATTGTTGTTTCAGCAGGTGTTGACACCGTACAAGTTGAGGGGCAAGCATGAGCAATCCATTTTTAACCCCCTTAGATCGAGGCGTTAGTCAGGCAACGCAACCAAGCGACACTTTAAGCAGTAAGCAATTTGCAACTTTTATTGACGTTTTATCAGAAGGTGAAATTGAAGGCTTCCCCTCGGCAATAGCTCACGGTTATACAAGA